AATTTTCCTCCTGAATATTAATAAAATTGACAAATGCTGCTAAGTGTGTGATACGCAGTGCCAGTCAGAAAAATCTGAGATTTTCCTGACTGTACGGGCAGTCGCCCTATCAAATTAAAAATATATAAAAAGTGCTCAGCAAGCTGGCATTTTTATATATTTTCAATTTGGCACTGCTCGTTGCCTACGCTCATTATATCATATGCGTTGCACTTTGTGCATATTATTGTAAAAAGATATTAAGGTAATAATATTCATGAAAAATCTGCACATTTTACAACAGGAGTCAATTGATGAGGGGCGGCTTCAGGTGAGAGTACGACAGAAAAACATGGGGACGCCGGTTGCGGATGCAAGGGTGTCAGTCAGCTATTCCGGGGATCCGCAGGGAAAGATAGAGGAAACTGATACCAACGAATCGGGAAGCATAGAGGCAGTTGAGATTGCCACTCCTCCACTTGAGTATTCTATGTCGCCCAGTGAGTCACAGCCATATTCGGAGGTGACGGTAACCGTTTCGGCTAACGGATACAGAAATATCACGGTTTCGGGCGTTGAGGTGATGCCCGACAGACTTTCCATACAGGATATTGAACTTGAAGTACTTGATGCACCGGGAAATGATGTGGACAATATTGTTATTCCGGCACATACACTTTACGGTGATTATCCTGCCAAGATACCTGAGCCGGAGATTATGCCGGTTGCTGAGACCGGTGAGATTGTACTTAATCGTGTTGTGATTCCGGAATATGTTATTGTGCATGATGGGGCACCATCGGATTCCACAGCGGCAAATTATTATGTCAGATATAAGGATTACATCAAAAATGTCGCTTCCAGTGAGATATATGCGACCTGGCCTGATGCCACTATAAGGGCAAATGTGCTTGCGATTATGTCATTTACATTAAACAGGATATATACGGAGTTTTATCGCGGAAAGGGCTATAATTTTAATATCACCTCGTCCACGGCATATGACCACAAATTCATCTATGGCAGAAATATATATGACAATATCTCGCTGATAGTAAATGAAATGTTTGAAAACTATCTGTCGAGACCTAATGTGAAGCAGCCGATTCTGACGCAGTACTGTGACGGACAGAAGGTTTCCTGTCCGAGCTGGATGACCAGATTGCGTTTGCGTATAAACTCTCTCCAACCCCAGTATTTACAAGGGGTTGGAGGTATAAAAGTAAACATCAATAGTGGACTCTTTTTTATTAAACACGATTTTTTCAACCACGGATTTCAATAAATCATTGCGTGTCTGCATAGAGAGCTCTTCATTGAGCAGACTATCGTATACTGTTTTGATTTTGCTGCGGAGTGCAGCAGTGGTGTCTGATTTTGCAGCAGGTTTCGGGAGTGCATTTATTCGATTTTCTATACTATTTCTCTCTTCCAGAAGCAGTTCTTTATTCTTACGATACTCTTCGATAGTATCGATTCCATCCATATAAGCCATTTTAATACGTTTTTCTTTCTTTGCGAGTTCTTCCAATTGATTTTGATAAATATCAATAGCTGCAGGATAGTTGCTTTGAGAATCATTAATAACCTTGAACGATAGATTTTCAGAGCTAACAGCATCTTTCAGAGCGGCTAGAACCATAGGAACTATTTTCTTTTCTGATATAGCATGTGAAACATTACATTTTCCTTTCAAATATCCATAGCACTGCAGGTAAATGTACCGTTTGCCTTGTTTATTGGCACCTGCAAGAGAAATAGACAGCGACCGGCCACAGGCAGAACATTTGACAATACCGGACAGCCAGTGAGAGCATACGCCACTTGGTTTCGCATATCGCGGGCGATAATTTGACTCAAGCCGGACTTTTGCCCTTTGAAATTGTTCAGGAGATATAATCGGTTCATGTGCTCCGTCGGCAATAATCCATTCGGTCTTGTCTTTTGGACGTGATGAAGAATCCCTTTTATTCCAAACAGATTTACCGGTATATACTTCATTGGTCAATATGTATTTGATTCCCCTGTTTTCAAAAGACTTACCGGCCCGCGTTTTATATCCAAGAGCATTGAGCTGACGTGTGATCTCAATGATAGAATAACCCTGCTCAGTGTATAGATTGAAAATCATACGGACTATTTCAGCCTCTGATTCCACAATAACAGGAGTTTCTTTGTGTGCCGTAATAGAATATCCGAGGGGTGGACTTGCCTGAAAATTACCGCGCATAGCATTTTCAGTCATACCTCTGGTGACTTCACCGGAAAGACGGATAGAGTAATATTCATCCATCCATTCAATGATCCTTTCAATGAGAGTACCAAAAGGACCATCAACAAGAGGTTCAGACACACTTATTACCTCCACGTTATTCTTTCGGAGCAAAGATTTGTATACAATGGACTCTTCCTGATTCCGGGCAAATCGTGAGAACTTCCACACAAGGATCACATCAAAAGGATGTTCCTTGGATTTGGCAAGTCCTATCATACGTTGAAAGTTTGGCCGTTTATCTGCTTTACGTCCGCTTATGCCATCTTCCTCAAATATGTATTCATTTGATAGGATTATATTATTTTTGGCAGCATATTCCAAAAGAAGTCTGCGCTGAGCATCAGGAGACAGCTCTTCCTGTTTGTCTGTTGAGACTCTGATATACAGAGCACCAGTGCGTAGTTTTTCCATATTACACCTATCCTTTCTAAAAATATATGCAAAAAGGTACAAAAATAACACCTATCCTTTGACAGATGGTGTTCCGAAAGGTATAATATGGTTGTCTGGACCTATTATACTCTTCGGAGTACAGGTTACATCGCCTTGGTGTTGGTAGCGCCAGGGCGATTATTTATTATTTTTTAGTATGAGTGGTATATGCCTTGTCGCATGTACGTAAGCCATCTATATGCTCAAAGAGGTCTGGCTTTATTGGTGCACCAAGCGGATCAAGAATAAAGTCGACACCTTCACGACGTGCGAGTTTGGCAGCCGAAACAAAATCACTGTCTCCAGATATGAGTACAATTTGATCGACCTGATGCTTATAAGCCATTGAGGCTATATCAAGTCCTATTTTCATATCAACACCTTTTTGGTCGATTTCTAAACAAAAATCATCTTCTGTTAAATCTTCAAATTTTAGACGACCATTGCAGAGTTTCTTTACCATATCAGGGCGAATTATGTAATGAGCTTGTTCTTCAGCAAGTTTTCCTAATCTTATTGCAAACTTACGTTTCTTTTTTAGTTCATTTAAAAATTGAGTTGTCCAAGCATAAAGCTCTGTTTTGCCAAGATCAACCTGTTGTTGTTTAAATGGGTGGAATATCCTTTTATTAGATGGGGCACAGTCATAGTAAAATATGCGATATAGGTCACTATGTTCACCGTGCATCCTCAGATGCCGCTTGCAGTATTCTGATAATTCAATAGCACGTTGCTGTGCAGTTTGGTCACCAAACACTGCCTGAGCTCTTCGACGGTAGAAACCACCGTCAACAAGAATTGCAGTTTTCATACAGTTTACCTCCTAAATAGTAATAAAAAAGCTCTAGGGTTCGGTCATTCCCATATGTTGAGAGACGTACAACCTAGAGCACTATTAACGTGTAAACTTTTTTACACATTTATAATATATGCAAAAAGTTTATCTGTCAATACATTTTTGTGATAAAAGTTGTACTTTTTGATACTTTTTTGTACTTTTAGCCACATATGCAACCATTTTGTTGAAGCCAACAAAATGGCTTATATATAACATAAAAGACCTCACGAGGAGGTCTTTTAAGATCATGTCTTCTATAGTGCCGGTCAACGGCATTGTCTTTAAAAGACTCCGGGCTCGAAAGACACCGAAGTACGTTCCATTTAAAATATACAGAAAATGTATATCGGTGTCAATATTTGATTTTAAAAATTGTCTGGACTGTATACTTTTTGGAGTACAGGTTATGTGTTCTGATGTTGGTAGCATCAGAACCATTTTGCCAATGTTGGCAAAATGTTATAATAACGCAAAAAAAGCCTTGGAAAAATCCAAGACTAATTCGCAACCGCACAGCAGTCATTCGCTAATTAGCTACATTTTAGCATATGAATTAGTCTTGTCAAGTATTCATGTTAAAAATAAAACAAACTTTCAACTTAAAATTGTCTGGGACTTATACTCTTCGGAGTACAGGTTACATCGCCTTGGTGTTGGTAGCTGCAGGGTGGCTTTTAATTTGCGCCGGCGCAATTAAACTAATAATTATTTCCCTCGTTGATATGTAACTTGGTCATTGACAGTAATTTTGAATAAATCGAATCCTGCTTTATATAGTCTAAAATTTTCTTTTATATGTTCATTTAAATAGTTTTTCACACATGCCTTTGTCATATTTCCGAGTAAATCGAAATATATATCAACACATAAAAAACTTGATTTATCCCTATAAAAGAAATCGAATATCTTCTTTTCGTCATCAAAAATAATGAGTGAGGGCGGCAGTGATTTTGGCAGATCAGGGGTAAAACATATTTTATTAATTGGAATTATATATTTACGATCTAATTCTAGTTGCTTAATGATAGTGTTCAATTTTTCTAGTATACGCAAATATTCGGTTTGTGTTTCAAACAAAATAGGATAATAAAGTATATCTTTGCGATAGCGATGTATTGTTTTATCTGGATTTAGAGTATTAGTGTATTCTGTTCGATGCAGCATTTCCTTTTGATTTTTTACAATCGGAATTTCACTACCAATATATGGATTAGGCTCGGCAGTGTTGAAAAGATCTATTGAAACACAAGGCCTTTCAATGTATCCATTATAATTATCCCAATTAATTTTTTCTTTTCGAGAAAATAACTTAGATAGAAAAGACATATAAAATACCTCCCTTATTTAAATTCTATAATATTTTGTCTGATAGTATACCTTACGCCTCTTTCAGTTCTTCCCTTTTTATTGTGTAGCCCAGTTCAATAAGTTCATCGGCACGCTCCAGCCCATAAGATAGCCAGGAGAACATCTAAGAACCGATGAAAGAGATTCTATCTTAAAATTTTCTTCTCATTTCAATGACTTTACCAAGTATCTTAACTGGGGTAGTATCTATTTCTGATTCAGTAAAACGCATAGGCTCATATACAGGATTCTGTGGTATGAGAGCAATCCCTTCTGCATATTTCTGCAATCGTTTGCAAGTTGCATCATGTCCATTGACGAGAGCAATCACAAGATCACCTGATTCGGCATCATCGACACGTTGTACGATAACGGTATCACCATCATACAGAGTAGGTATCATGCTGTCACCCTTAATCAGCAGACCGAAGTAATCACCCTTTGCAGCTAAAGTGGGAGAAATCTCTATTTGACCGATCACTTCCTCAACAGCTTCTTTCCCATATCCAGCAGCCACACGACCGAGTACTGGGATAGTGTAGCCGGATTCTATTGGCACAGTATCTATATTTAATTTCTTATCTTCTATTAAATCAGACTTATTTATATTAAAGTAATCAGCCAAAGCTTGTACTTTTCCCATTCGAGGAATGGCTACTCCTTTGCACCATGTATTAAAGGTTTGAGGAGATACGCCAATTGATTTGGCAATTTCAAGCTGTGTCTTTTCACTTTTTGCGATATAAGAATTAAGGTTTTCTGAAAAAATAGCTTTTTGCTTATCTTTAACCATTTTTATTTCCTCCTTATATATTGATAATACAATTAAATTTTATCACAGTCAACAAAAAAACAAAATAAATTGGATTTTAGTATTGACATCAAATTTAATTTGATATACTATAAGGACAACAAAAGGAAAGGAGCAATAAGTAAGTGAGTAAGTTACAGATAAGTTTAGCTGCCGCTAGAGTAAATGCTGAAATGACGCAAACAGAGGCAGCAAAGGCAATGAGTGTATCAAAAAATACTTTGGTTAATTGGGAAAAGGGAACATCAAAACCCTCTATTACACAAGCGAAAGAATTGGCGGCGATATATAAAATCCCATTAGATTATATTTTTTTTGCTGATTAAATCAAATTAAATTTGATACAACGAAATAAAAAGGAAAAGATCATGTGGAAAATATTTTTTACTTACAGAGACAAGAGTAAATGCACTGTAAAAGGAAAAGAAATCATCACACCTGAGCTGGCAGTGAAATGCTTTTACCGGTATGGACTCCATGCTGCAGAGAGCATATATCAGCAGTACCCCAAGAAAGACCATGAGCCGGTACCCTTGGAAGAGAAGATGCGAGAGTTTGGTGTAGATGCAACAGAAATGAAGACTGTAGTACTGCATGCAAAAGCGCTGTCGGACAGGATGCAGGGGGAAGGGGAGTGAGACTGTGAAGAAATTAAAGACAATTAATACACAGAATGCATAGGAAAGAAGAGAGAGAAATGCTAAACATAATTCAAAATGATTTTGAAACTGCAAACACAACATATTTGGATGAGGATAAAGTCAATCTGATTGTAGAAAGTGTAATTGAAACCATAAAAAAAGGACTCCCAGAGGAAGCCCAAACAGTAGAAGCACTTGAGTTTATAACAGATCGGATCAAAGAGAGAGTAAAAGAAAAACGAGTCGAGTTATAACTGCTTTTCAATTAAATCCTGTAGAGAGTATGAGATACTGCGAAGTTCATCACCAACAGTAGCTGCCCTTACATGTATTAAATCAGCATCTGCTTTTGGATTTATAGGATATGTATCATGGTATTCCTTTCCATTTCCAATATAAGTTATATCGAAATAAAATATTTCTTTCTGTGAACAGAATTCCCTTGCCTTAACATTGCATATAAATGATTGGCCGGGAGCAATATATGTTTCTGCAAAATTGGAAAATGGAATGTGGTCGCTTCGAAAAGAGAATGGAGCGATATCAGGAGAACATTTTATTGAAGATATAGTTGCTCCGGATTGACCAAAATTCTTTACGACTAAGTAATAGTGTGGCGATTGGAAATTTGTGGTTTTAGCGTATATGGCTACATAGGGACGTGATGTTTCATCAATCGTTTTAGAGTTTTGTTTGAGTGTTAATACAGAAATGATTATAGCAATAATGCTTGTAATGAGAGATGCCAGTATACCAATTAATTGAATGACATCAGAAGGTGTTAAAGACATAAAAATACCTCACTTATATATTTACTCGGACGCTGCAACGTCCTGTAAGGAGAGTATACGACTGGAAAGCAGAAAAAGGCAAGATTTAATACACAGAATACAGAGGGAGGAAAGAATGTGACAAAGGAAGAAGCACTCAGCCTTGAGAAAATCCTCACCAAGATAGATAGAGCAGGAGAGGCAGACTACAGGAAGAATGAAGAATATAACAGATTCTGCATGAACACAAGAGGAGACTGGAACGAGGAACAGTATCAAACACTTAGGAGAGAGAAAACCCTCACAGAAGCAGCGTACCTTGCGAGTCTTGTCGAGCTCAAGGCAGAAGTAAAGAACATGCTGGCTCAATAGAAAATACAACCGGCAAGCCCGGGGATGAAAGCAGAAAAAGGCAAGCGAACATGCAGTATAAGCATAGTATTTACCGGAGGTGATAACCATAGCACTCAAATATAGGATATTCGTTCATACTCTGGAAGATGATCAGATATATCGTTTTGATGACCTGACGCAGGAACAGAAGAAAAAATTAGAACAAAAACTAATAGAACAAGTAGAAAATGTGCCATTGAGACTTGCGGAGGAGGCATAGACTGCATCTGCAGTCTCAGTGGACAAGCTTAAAAATGACAAATTAAATAATATACTTCTGGGTTTGATGGAGCACCGAAACATGCTATTTAACTCCTATAAATTAAACTATAACTTCCATCTATGTATACGTAAGCCTATTTTGTACATACAAATCGGTGCTCCGTCAAGCCCGGAAACGAACAGAAAGGACAGGACATGAAAAAAGGTGAAATATTAATAACAACAGGCATCAGCTTCTTTCTTCTGTGTAGCATGGGCATAGACAGCCCGGCACCACAGGGACAGATGCTTGTTATTGGAGGGATGCTCATATCAGTGTGTATGACGCTTTTGGGAATATGGTTTGAATGGATCGAAAAAGGACAGCGCGAGAGCATCCAAAGGACAATGGAAATAAGGAGGGCGGGCAAGATTGCTGCAGAGGATACAAAAAGTATGCTCCCAGTTAGAAAGACAGAGCGCGGCCGCATACATAACAGAGACAGCGACAAAGAGAAAGCGCAGGAGAGAAGAGTCATTTGATGCCGTTTTGCAGGCAGAAATAGCAAAGCTCAAGGTCTCGAAGAGAGGCCTGTAAAAAACAATCTAAAGTATTAATTTTAGGACAGGCTATGGCATATACACAGTACACATTCGACCTTGGAGAGTATACAGCCTATGAGATAAAGTTCGTAGGACGTAATGGAGCTAAGGGAGAGAAGAGAGCAAAGAGACAGAAAGCTACCCCTGAGCAGATGTCCAGACAGAATCAATGGAATAAAGAGAAGAACACCAGATACGTCATACTGGCCAACTTTCATACAGGTGATGCATGGACCACACTCAAGTACCCGAGAGGTACGAGACCTGATGCAGACCGCATGAGAGCTGACTGGAAAAAATTCAGACGTCTAATGACTGCATACTACAAGAAGCATGGCATCCCATTCAAGTGGGTGAAGAGAATGGAGATAGGAAAGCGTGGAGGACCGCATATACATCTCCTGGTAAACCATATAGACAACATAGACCTTGTGATCAAGGAGATGTGGCAGAAAACAATAGAGGATTTGTGGATAAAAGGACGCAACTATGTGAATATAGCTCCGTTTGATATAGATGGAGCAGAGGACGTAGCCAAGTATCTTGCTGCAGAGCCGGAGAAGAAAGGCATCGAGGGTCAGTACAACCTGTTCGGCGAAGAGGAACAGAAAGTGTTCACCCGGGTGGATACCAGCAGGAACCTCATCAGACCACAGCCGGAAAAGAAGAAATACAGCCACTGGACTGTGGCGCGTTTCTTCCGTGACGGCATCAAGCCGAGAAAGGGCTTTTATGTGGTGCCTGATTCCGTAAAATGCGGGGTAAATAAGATAACAGGCTATTCGTATATTTATTACATGGAAAAACGGCTGAAAGAGGGTGACAGGAGTCCGGGAGGTCACACAGGCGGCTTAGCGGATGCCGTTTTTCCATAGATGAATAAATATACATACAAAAATCTAAAAAATGCTCTTTTCAAAAACGCTGTAGCCCACATAGGCGGCTTATAGAGGAGCAATTCAATGAGGACTGTAAAAATATACATTTACACATCAATCAAGACGATAAAAAGGAACTGTGGTGCAGCAGGCTATGTTTTATCGTATACAACCAAGAACAATGTCGAAGCCACGCTAAGCAAAATAGAGTATCTCAGAAGCATGACTAATCATGAATCAGAGCTTGAGATTCTCAAAAGAGCCCTGTCAAGGCTGAACACCAAGGAACTGCTGATAGAGATATATGCTGATTCACTGTATCTGGAATCTGCAATATACGAGTGGATTCCAAGGTGGGAGCTTGCCGATTGGGTGACCGTAAAGGGAGAGCCTGTAAAGTACGCAGAGAAATGGCAGGAGATTCTAGAAATGCTGAAAGGCAACGATTATTGCATAAAAAGACAATACCACGAGTACAGCAACTGGCTTAAAGACCAGTGCGAGAAGAAAGGACCGGAAGAAAATGGAAAATGAAGAACTGACTATGTTACCGGTGTCGGCAATATACCCGCATCCGGACAACCCGCGAAAGGACGTGGGATTTGTGCCGGATGATGATGAATTTAAGCTGATCAAGGGCACACATCCACTGTTTGATGAGATAAAAGAACTGGAAGAACAGCGTAAAGCGCTGTAGGAGGAACTATGAAGACAATCATGGATTTGTTTTATGAAACATACTTACCGCGCCAAAAGTTTTATGGCCTCACAATGTCACTGAAAGAGACCGGAAGAGAACACACCATCAGAATCCGAAAAAGAGACAAGGAAGTAATAAAAGTAACCGAAGAGGATAGAACCCAGTGCTATCACAATGCCACAAAGGAGCTTATAAGGCACTTCCCAATAGAACAGAAGGCAGAAAGGGTGGGATAAATGGCAAAGTACACAAAATACCTTGAATTTTCCACAAAAGAACGTGTGGCAATCAAGGAAAGAGACAATTATCAGTGCATATTCTGCCAGATAGGTTATAAGATGCCACCGGCAGCAGTCCTTGAGATGGACATAACAGATATCATGCACTACATACCACGCTCATCCATGGGGCTCGGCATCAGGCAGAATGGAGCTGTCGGATGCCGGTACCACCATCATATGATGGATAACGGCAGCAGTGGAGACCGCAAAGAGATGCTCGAGATGTTTAAGAGCTATCTGGATGAGTTTTACCCCGATTTCGCAGACCGGGACAGAAAATATGACAAATGGAGGTTCCTAAAGGGTGAGTAAAGTAAATATATTTTCACAAGACCTTAACCGGATGAGCAGAGAGACAATAGGAGGCTTGTCGCTTAAACAGATAAGGCAGCAGGTTATAGATTATCTACAGGGCAAGAGAACCGTCTGTGTAGATTATCGCAAAATACGAGCAGATCAGCGCGGACGCGAGGACGATGAGCTGACAGGCCAAGAGACACTTGAAATAGTTGAGGTAATGAAATACTTCACAGTAGTTAAAAGACACGGATTTAATACATGCATCCTGCATCAGGACATGTTTTACATCGCAGGAATAGGAGAGTCAGAATGTTCATAGATTGCAGTAAGTTTGAAAAGGTTTTAAAAGCAGATTATAAATCGTGGGGCGTCAAGTTCGGTCTCACGAAAAGGATGATGTATATTCTCCAGGGCACAGGCTGGATAATAGAGGCGAATGCTTCATACGTCAACAAGGAGTTCCTTGGAACTGCAATAAAGGTGTTAGGACCGGCACCGAAGCCGGGTGAGTTTATCAAATATCAAAAGGGCAGCAGTCCACAGCATGAGATGGAGCTTGAACCAATGCTTTGGGATATGGCGGAAGAGTCAGATCCGGCTTATATATCACTTATCAAGATTATACAGAATGATAATGTGTATTCGGTCACAAAGACACCAAAAGGAGCTCGTCTGATAAATGATAAGCGCCTTGCAATGATAGCGCCATGCAAGTGCACAGAGGACGAGATGCCACCGTGCTCACCTGTGGTACACGATGACTGGCTGCTAACATACAATGATGATATGGCCATAGGAATATGCTTCACAGATCCGGACTATAAACCGGAGCTTGAAGTTCTAAGACTTCTCTCCGGAGTAGATTTTTTCTGGCAGGAGTCAGAAGCCTACAGACTTGGTTGAAACACCAGCGGAAACGCGAAAGAAACCGGGCATGCGAATTAATTTATATCACGAAAACTGATTTGTAAGCCATTTAACAAAGGGAGCCCTTACCCAGCTCCCTTTACCTCAGGAGGATGACATGACAAAAGGAAGAAACTGAAAATGATAAATGGAGAATTGATAGTTGACAACTTCGCAGGTGGTGGAGGAGCTTCCACGGGAATAGAACTAGCAACAGGATATAGCGTCGATATAGCTATCAACCACGATCCAGAAGCTATCAAGATGCACAAGGCAAATCACCCGAATGCAATGCATTATTGCGAAAATGTGTGGGCGGTTGACCCAGTTAAGGCTTGTAAGGGGCATCCTGTAGGACTTGCATGGTTTTCCCCGGACTGCAAACATTTTAGTAAGGCAAAAGGCGGTAAGCCAAAAGACAAGAACATTCGAGGACTTGCCTGGGTAGCTTGCAGATGGGCTGGGCTTGTCAGACCGAGGGTGATAATGTTGGAAAATGTGGAGGAATTTAAGACATGGGGACCGTTGAACAGAGGACATCATCCGATCAAATCAAAACAGGGTAAAACATTTGAAAAATTTGTACAGCAGCTTAATGATTTAGGGTATGAGGTACAGTTTAAAGAACTGATTGCTGCAGATTATGGCGCACCAACCATGCGTAAGAGATTTTTCATGATTGCCCGATGTGACGGCAAGCCGATAGTATGGCCAGAACCAACACATGCACCTGCAGACAGCGAGGAAGTGAAAGCAGGACTATTGAAGCCATATGTGGGTGCATACACACAGATTGATTTCAGCCGCCCGTGTCCAAGCATTTTTGACACATCTGAAGAAATCAAAGAGAAATACGGAATTCGGGCAGTGAGACCGTTGGCGCAGAAAACAATGGATCGGATTGCAAGAGGATTGAAAAAGTTTGTTTTGGATAATCCAGAACCATTTATTATCCAGTGTAATCACGGTGGTGAACGCAGACCGAATGATATTCGGGAGTCTATGCCGACAATAACTGGAAAGCATGGATATGGGATTGTAGAGCCATATATGGTACAAATCGGACAGACCGGATTTTCCAAGGACAGAAGTAAGGATGTAAGAGAACCACTTACAACAATCGTAAGTAAAAATGAGCACTGCTTGATAAGTCCTACACTGATCCAGTACCATTCCGAGACAGCACAGGGAGAAGTCCGGGGACAGACAATAAAAGATCCGATCATGACCGTGGATGGTTCGAACCGGTATGGACTGGTTGCATCGTTCTTGAGTAAATTCTATAAGAGTGGCACAGGACAAGATTTAAGAGAACCATTACATACCATAACTACATCACCTGGACATTTTGGAGAGGTCAGAGCTTTTTTGATGAAATATTATGGTCAAGGCGTAGGACAGGATATTAAAGAGCCTCTGGATACAGTAACATCGAGGGATAGATTTGGTTTGGTAACAATAAAGGGTGTAGATTACCAGATTGTAGATATTGGACTTCGGATGCTGGAACCAAGGGAGTTATACGGATGTCAGGGATTCCCGGACGATTACATAATCGATCACGACTATGCTGGAAAGACATATCCAAGAAGTGAGCAGGTGCGCAGATGCGGCAATGCGGTTTGTCCGCCAATACCTGCAGCACTGGTAAGAGCCAATTTGCCGGAACTGTGTATTGCGGAGCGTACACCGAATATGAATATAAAAACAGAACAGACCGGGCAACTCCGGTTTGCCTAAGCTTTTTTAAATTTTAAAACCAAGTATAAAATCCAAGCGATCATTTTAAAGACAGATGGAAAGGAGCAGTAATGGAGAGATTGACAAGTAACAAAAAAGTATCTGATATGTCAATGATTGAGTTGGCACATAATAGCTGCTATGCAGATGATGAGCACAACGCGCGATACAGAGATTATGAGATGGACATGGATGCACGAGATTTTGCGAGAAGCCTTATGGTTACATTAACGAAAGACGAACTGCCAATAAGTGACACGGAGTTTGACGAGGAAATATTAGACGACTTGGCAATAGACCCATTTTCAGATGTCCGTGGTCTCATTGCACTATTCTATCGTAATTTGTGGGCTATGGCTAATTTAAGAGAAACGCTGAAAAAATATGAGGACTTAGAGGAACAGGGGAAACTAATCAAGATACCACTTGAAGCGTACTGTATTGTGGATTTTGAAGTGCGAAAGGGCTTTGTGTTGGAAGAAACTTATAATATGAGCAGAAAGCCTTTATTAGTTGTTCGATATGATGATAATTCTTTTAAAAGCCATAGTGGTTATTTGGGCATTTCAGTATTCCTCACAAAATCAGAAGCCGAAGCAAAACTGAAAGGACTGAGAGGCGGAGAAAATGACAGCATGGAATCCTGACCACATAATGAAAGTTTCAACCAACAAGATGCCATGCGCATGTATAGACTGTGTTTTTTGGATGGCACCGTTTAACCCCGATGATGAAGAGACGCCATGCAGTTGTTATCTGACAGGCACTACATTGCCGTGGAACAACGACATAACCGGCGAACAAAGATTATCAGATTGCCCGCTAAAATTAATCAGGAGAAAGAAAAAGAAAAGAGGTAAGAGGTAATGGCAAAGAAGTTGACGGAGTAGTAGTGGAGGATATTAAGATGAATGAAACAACAGAGATTTTCATATCTCGATTAGAACAAGTGAGAAAAGAAAAAGGGCTTACACAAACAAAATTAGCAAGCAAAGCTGGTATTACCAAATCAGCTATGTCTTGTTACATCAGACGCAAAAGAATACCTAGAGGCGATATATTAGTTAGCATAGCACGAGCACTAGACGTTAGCATTGACTACCTGGTAGGAATATCAAATGTGAAAAAGAGACAGACCAATGCCGACAGGATAAGGAATATGTCGGATGAAGAGTTGGCAGAGTTTTTAGCTGTGCACGATTTAGCATTAAACGGCAACGATTTACCAATGCTTACCGATTGGTTTGAATGGCTTCAATCAGAAGCAGAATAGGAGAATAATATGTCAGGAATAGATTTAATAGTATATGGGATGCTCTTAACGTTCACCCTGATCGGAACAACAGAGTTTGTAATAGGGCTGCTATTGATTAGGGAATACGATAAGCTTCAGGAAGAAAAGGAGAATAAGAGATTGCAAGTGAAAGTGAGGAATAGAATGAGAATATTTAAAAGTGTAGACGAAAAGTTAAAAGAGATTGGTTTTGTTAAAATCGAAGAGGATAAGTATGGTGTAAAGTACGAGAGGAAAAATAGCAAATATAATTTTACTCAATCTGTAGATATTCTACATAAAGCTTCTGGTAGACACATTTTACAGTCTTGTGATAATGAGTTGATGGATCAGAAAAAGATTGGGTGTACATGTGTTGGTCTTACAGGATATGAGATGAGTCTTTTCGTGAAGAAAATGAAAAAACTAGGACTTTACAGCAGAACTGCGGGAATCGAGGGATAGCATGATAACTGATAAGACTGATGATGACATACAGGAGCAGTGGTGCAGCAGTACAAAACAAAAGAGGACGAAACACAATGAACAGAAATGAATGCTTAAACTGTAAATATTACGACAAATGCGGTAGACCAAGCAGACCGGTAAAGTGTATGGGCTACGAGAAAGGAGATGGCAGAGATGAGACAACACGAGAAACAGGGGGACATGTCTCTTCCACAGATTCTTGAAGATATCCACGATAGGATATGTGATGAATATTGCAAATGGCCATCGCAGTATCCGCTGGCAACGGATGACGAGGCATATAATAGAATGGGAGAAGAACATTGTGATATATGCCCGGTTCGAAGATTAATTTAGGAGGCAGCAGTTGAACAGCAGGACTTACAGCGGAGTAAAACCAATAGAACCCATAAGATGTGCATATGAACCTGATAAGGCCTGCACACCGGCATGTAAATACTATAAGACATGTATACACAGCGTACATAAGAAGTAGCAAAAAGCAGGACAAAATGATATAATGACGATAGATAGAGCCAAGAGCCATATACTAACCGAGAAATCGGCTGGTGTATGGCTCTTTTTTATTTTGTAAGTGAATGGAGTGAAAACTGGATGGCAAAAGGAAAATATGAATATTGGATCACAGAAGAAGGGTCATTAAAGATTGAGGGATGGGCGAGGGATGGACTGACAGATGAGCAGATAGCGCATAATATGGGAATAAACATAGCAACGCTGTATGCATGGAAGAAAAAATATAGCGAGATTTACAAGTCCCTAAAAAGAGGAAAAGAAGTTGTAGATATTTTAGTGGAAAATGCTTTGTTAAAAAGGGCATTGGGATATAAGTATACAGAGACCACCAAGAAACGGATAGTTGATACAGGTCAAAAAAAGCGGCATGGGGGAGAAAGTGAATTAACTGAACGGGAGTGGAAATTTGCAATAAAGTACTTTAATGGACATTGTTGTTATTGTGGAGCAATTATGGATGTACCAACTAAAGACCATATAAAACCATTGAAAGACGGCGGTACAATGTCCAGAGATAATATAATACCTTGCTGTAAAAGCTGTAATTCCAGTAAAAAAGACCATGAGATGTTGTCATGGTATCAAAAACAAAAATTTTATAAAAAAGAACGTGCTCAAAAGATATATGATTATATCGAATTTGTACTAAGTTTAGATGACCTGATGGATGAAATGGTTATTACAAAAGAGATTACGAAAGAGGTTGTTCCAGACACCACTGCTCAAATTTTTTGGCTAAAAAATCGAAAACCGGAGCAATGGAGAGATAAAAGGGTTATAGATGATGCCAATAGTAATAAAGGCGCAGACATCCTAGCCAATATGCAGATAATAACGGATGTATTGAAAAATCCGGTACCGAACAGGAAGATAGAGGACTTGGAGGGGGATGAGGAGAGTGAACAGACCGGCACCACTGAGTGAAAGACAATATGAATATATGCAGAGGTGCATAAATAGCTGGTTTAACGTAGCAGAAGGTGGAAAAAGAGGCGGAAAAAACGTATTACAGACCCTGATATTCTGCAGTCTGCTGGAAACCCACAAGAATAAAATTCATTTAGTGGCAGGAGTATCAAATGCCACGGCCAAGCTGAATATACTGGACTGTGATGGCTATGGACTGCTCAATTACTTCGAAGGCAGATGTAGAGAGGGCAAATACAAGGACAGGGACTGTGTATATGTCCAGACAAAGACCGGAGAGAAGATAGTGCTCGTGTCCGGAGGAGGAAAAGACGGAGATGAGAAGCTTATAAAGGGTAATACATATGGAATGGCATATGTCACAGAGGCAAATGAGTGTCATAGGAAATTTCTGAAAGAGGTATTTGACCGAACACTCTCCAGCACGGACCGTAAGATATTCCATGATCTGAACCCAAAAGAAGAGGAACACTGGTATTATACCGAAATACTGAAATTCCACGAGGAGCAGCAGGCGAATGATGAAAATTACGGATATAACTATGGACATTTCACCCTGGTAGATAACATGAGCATGTCTGATGAGAAAATCAGGACGGTCCTTAAAACATACCAAAAAGGCACTGTGTGGTACAAACGGGATATAAAAGGTGAGAGAGCTGTAGCAGAGGGCATTATATTCCGTAAATTCGCAGAGAATAATATCCCATATCTGTGTGATGACTCAATACTGAAATATAACAAGGATGGAGAGCTGTTCCCAAGGCCGAGTAAGGTCGTAATAGGCATGGACTTCGGAGGTAATGGATCCATGACCACAATGGTGTGTTCACTGTATTTCAGAGGGTATCACTTTATTTATCCTGTGGAAGAGGACTATCTGAAGCTGTCCCCGGATATAGATGCCAATAACATCTGTGACAAGTATATAGAGTTTTATCGCAGATGTGCAGCAAAGTATGAGCGTATAGACTGGACATTTCCGGACTCTGCCAGCACAACAATGATAAATTCGCTGCGAAGCGCAGCAAAAAAAGAGGGACTTCCGTATGACCATATAGCAGGATGCCGTAAGAATGAGATATCAGAGAGACCGAGGACTGTAGATTTACTGCTCAATACCGGCAGAATGAAAGTGCATAAGAGGTGTGTGAACATAAGAAAGGCAATAGGCACACTCAAGTGGGATGAGAAGTACCCCAACATCCCGGAGGATAAGAACATAGGCAACTGTAATGACTGGTGGGATGCACTGTGTTACACGATGCTTGATTTTATAGAGTATATAGACTTAGACAGATAAGGAGGAAACAGATGGAAAGCTGTGTTGAAGCAAAGATAAAGAAAATGGGATACAGGGTAAATACAAAGCCATACGGCTATATCGATGTGGCGAATATGTGGTATAGGAATGAGATAATAGACGATTTCCATAAAAGGACCACCATACAGGGCGAGCAGTACGAGATAGAGCGTATTGGCTTTGCCAAGAGAGGATGTGCGGATGATGCCAACCTGTGTGAAATCATAAATATAAACATGGGTACGAAAGAGCAGACGGCAGCAGTCAACAAGATGCTGGATGATAACAGATTTAACGTGATGTACCGTAAACAGCTTGAGCATATGAGTGCGACAGGAACAGTGGCAGCATACATACGCTTGGAAGATGCCATATATCTTGATAACGGCAAGGCAACAGGCGGAAAAATCCGCATAACATACTGCTACGCTGAGAACTATACACCTTTGTTGGTGGAAAATGATGATGTAATAGAGGCATGTTTCTCAGCGAATGACTATCAGGGAGATAAAAAGAGGACAACAATGGTCATGTTCACCAAAGGAGAGGACGGAAATTACCGTGCAGATACATTTGTGTTCGATGAGAAAGGAAAAGAACTGTCGTCTTACTGGATCATACTGGGAGATGTAAAGCCGTTTGCAGTAATGAGGGTGGCAGAGGTCAATAATATCCGGTACATGGATGGATTTGGCTATCCAAAGGTGTACGGAGCAATACCGACACTAAAGGAAATAGACCTCTGCAACATGATACTGACCACAGACCTTGAAAAGGGCGAAAAACTTGTGCTCACGAATGAGGCGATTGTAGGAATAGACCCTGAGACAGGCAGGATAAGAGAAAAGAGCTCTCTTTTGAAGAAATTATTTGTATTCCTGGGAGAAAAGCTCCCGGAGGCAAAGAGTATAATACAGGAGTATAATCCGCAGATAAGAGTTGATGAGATTACAAAGTCATTTGAACTGTGCCTGAGCCTCTTTTCCATGACATTTGGTTTTGGTTCCAAAAAGTACACCTTCGAGAACGGACAGATTAAGACAGCAACGGAGTATATCGGAGAGCGTCAGGATGCCATGCAGGAGCTGAATAAGCAGCGCAAAGAGGCAGTAGACTATATCACCGGCATAATAAGGGCTGTATTGTGGTTTTCAAATACGTTTCTGGAAACATCCTACGACATAGGCAAAGAAGTCTGCATAGATTTTGATGATTCATATATCGAGGATAAGACCACGCGGATGAACAACATGAGAGCTGATGCAATGTCGTTTTCTGAGATACCTGAGTTTATGATCAGATACCTTATGATGAGCCTGAATATTGAAAGAGACGAGGCAGAGAAGATATTAGACAGTGCACAGGAAGAACCTGATCCGGAAGGGGAGGACTAGGAGGTACTAAATGCTGACAGAGAACCAGTTGGAGATGCTTGGAGACAAAGGTGCTGCACTCATACAGGCATCTGAGCAGGATATAATAGCAGATATTGCCAGGCGAATCAAGAAGACAGGGCGATTCACAGAGACAGCAGAGCTTCAGGTCATGGCTTTAAGACGCGCCGGATACGATACACAGAAAATCCGTGTTGAAGTCATGAGAATACTCAATGCAGACCCGGAATACAAAAAGATGGTGGCAAATGAGACAAAGCAGTATAAAAGGGATGTCATGATAGCTATCAGGCAGATGGAGAGGGAAGCGGAAGAGGCAGGAGACCGGATAATAGCCGAAGCCGGAGACATGTCTTTTAACCGCGACCTGTATGCGTGGCATCAGGCCGGACAGACACTCACAAAGGACTCAAGCATAGTAAAGCTCATAGAGGAGATGAGCATAGCCACACAGGGCACGCTAAAGAACCTCACAAGGACAATGGGATTCAAAGGACCTCATGACTTTACCAGTCTTGAGAATGCATATATACGTACACTGGATAAAGCTCTGATGAATATGGTATCAGGTGGAATGAGCTATGATGCAGCAGTAGAACAGGCAGTTCGGGAGATGGCAAAGAGCGGTTTGAGAAGTGTAGACTATGCCAGCGGACGAACTTACCAGCTTGATACTGCAGTAAGAATGTGTGTAAGAACATCAGCTCACCAGCTTTCGGCCAAGATAAGCAACAGAAACTGTGATATTATGAACACGGACCTTGTGGAAGTGTCAAAACACTGGGGAGCACGTCCGTCACATGCTGTCTGGCAGGGCAAGATATACTCACGCTCCGGAAAGAATAAGAAATATCCACCATTCTCGGAGTGCCACTATGGAGAAGCAGACGGATTGTGCGGAATAAACTGCCGTCATATATTCTATCCGTTTTTCGAGGGCATCAGCGAACCGAACACGTGGCCGGATGAACCGGAACCGAAAGAATATAACGGCAAAATGTACGATTATTACTCAGCCACACAGAAACAGAGAGCTATGGAGAGAGGGATAAGAGCCACCAAGAGAGAAGTTGAAGCCATGAGGTCCATAGGTGGGGAGACAGGAGACCTGCAGTCACAGATAAAGAAACAGGTGAAGGAATACCACAAGTTTTCCCACAAGATGGGAATAAGCCCGAAAGATAACAGGCTGAGAGTGGTAAAGGGCAGCAGTGACCTTAACAGGACGGAGACAATAAAAGCACATAATGCTACAAAAACAGATACAACAGCTATTAAAAATAAGCTTGAAAATACTGCAAATGATGGTACAATGAAATTGAACCTGCAGTATTTTGCAGAGAAAGATATAGTAAATCAAAGCTCAAATTCTCTTAAAAGAGCTATTAGAAAGTATCAGACCGGTATAGCTGAACATGAAGATAAAATATCAAATCCACAAGCATATGTTTCGGACTGGGATAATAAAGACGAGAGAGAACAAAAAGGGCTGATTAAACACTGGAATAAAGAAATCAGAAATTTTAATCAATCTATAAATGATAGAATTAAAGAATTGAAAGACAGGGGGGATTATGATGAGTGATGAATTTAAATACATAGTTTCAAGAGTGCTGGATAATGCAAACGATGCAATATCAGAGGCAAAAGAAAATCCCGAAGATGATTTTTACAAAGGCAGGAAAATGGCTTATTATGAGGTATTAGACACCATTAAGAATGAGCTTAAAGCAAGAGATGCTGACTTAAAAGAGTTTGGTCTTGATATTGATTTGGAAAATGTAATTCTGTAATAGATATTATTAAGTAAGTGTGGAATGATGATAAATTTTGATTAACAAAGCTGCCAAAGGAGTAAAATAAAATACTCCGGGCATATAAAGTTGTTTGAATATTCAGGACAATGTGATATACTCAGACTAAGGGGTGAGCAAATGTCCACAGAAGAATATTGGTACAGGTGTCCTAAATGTGGATATCCGAAGATGATAAAGTATCGAAATGATACAAAGCTGAGGAATTTCCCGGGATACTGCAAGAGATGTAAAAAAGAATCAATTATCACAATAGAGCCAAGAGCCAAATAATTAGATCCAAGTGATTTAGTTATTTGGCTCTTTTTATATTTTAGCGGAAAGGTGCATCCTGAGGGCATGTCGGTACTTTTTTCAATCCGTTTTTTTCAGCCGGCAGCAGTGCAATCCTGCTCTTTCCGATTCCCTACCGCAGAAAATGCGGTTAATAAATTATTTTAGGAGGATACCATGGAGAACATTTTTAAGATCATGAAAGACTTTGGCATAGAGATGCCGGAGGACAAGAAAGCAGACTTTGAGAAGTCTGTTCTTGAGAATTACAAGACAGTTAATGACTACAATAAGCAGGTTGAAAGCCTGAACAAGGCCAATAAGACCATCAAGGCCAATGATGATGCCATGAAAGACCTGCAGACCAAGCTGGATGCGTTCAAGGACGTGGATGTGACCAAGCTCAACAAGACTATTGAAGACCTGAAAGCAGAAAAAGCACGCATTGAGAATGACTATAAAGACAAGGAAGCTAAGAGAGACTTTGATGATCTGATAAAAGATGCCATCACAGGCGCACATGGTAAGAATGCAAAGGCAATTACTGCATTACTGGATGTTGATACGCTTATGCAGTCAAAGAACCAGAAAGAGGACATTGCCGCAGCTATTAAGAAGCTCACAGAGGCAGAGGACAGTAAGATGCTGTTTGGAGAGCCTGAACCACAGGCTAGGGGAGGAGGAAGTCCAATTGGAAGAATTGGAGATGACAGTCACCCGAATACCACAGATAGTATCTCAAGTGCCCTCAAAGAATATTACAAAAAGTAAAGGAGAAAGAATATGGCACTTACACTTGCAGAGGCAAAAGTCGGTTATACAGATAAAATCGACCAGCAGGTAATTGACGAGTTTAGAAGAGACTCGGTATTACTTGATAAGCTTACATTTGACGATACCATTTCGCCAACAGGCGGAAGTAATCTGGTATATGGATACCAGAGACTTGAGACACCATCAACAGCCGGTATCCGTCAGATCAACCAGGAATACACACCGAATGAGGCAAAGAGAACCAAACAGACAGCAAGCCCTGTTATTCTCGGCGGTTCATTTGAGATCGACCGTGTAATCGCTCAGACATCAGGAGCTATTAACGAGCTTGATTTCCAGATCAAACAGAAAACACTCGCAGGAGCGAACTATTTCCACAACCTTGTAATTAACGGAACATCTGCAGCGACAGGAACAGGATATATTGTTAATACCTTCGACGGATTAAAGAAAATCCTTGCCGGAAAGTCAACAGAGGTTTCGACAAATGTAGATGTTTCAACAACATCGGCACTGGACAGCAACTATAACGCATTGCTTGATGAGCTTGATGCTTTTATCGCATTGCTTGCTGCAAAGCCTGATATCCTTATGATGAACACAAAGATGCTCACAAAGATCAGGGCAGCAGCACGAAGAGCCGGATACTACGACAGAACAAAGAATGATTTCGGTAACTATGTAGAGACATATAACGGAATCGCTCTTTTAGATGCCGGACAGTACTATGACGGCGCAAAGACAGTGGATGTTGTAGACACAACTACTCCAACAGAGTCAGCATATGGAACAACAAGCATCTATGCCGCAAAGCTTGGTCTTGACGCTTTCCATGGTATTTCAGTGGATGGTTCAAAGATGCTTAAGACATATCTTCCTGATCTTTCAGCTCCTGGAGCAGTAAAGAAGGGTGAGGTAGAGCTTATTGCCGGAGCTGTCCTCAAAAACAGCAAGATGGCCGGTAAGTTATCAGGCATCAAGATTCTCGACAAGAAAGCAGCGTAAAAAGAAGGGAGCTATAATATGTCAATTATCAATTGGGAGTATTACAGCTTCCATTTTCCTACAGTGGTACCGCAGAGACAGTTTGAAGCTGTCGAGGCACAGGCAGAAGCAGAATACAACAGGATTGCAAAGCCGTATATGCAGATTCCAAAGGAGCGGGCACAAGACACAGTATTTAAGCTGTGTAACTTCCTTTGGACAAATCAGTCTGCAGCAGCAGGCAGAGCAGTCACATCCGTGAATAATAACGGATATTCTGAATCATATGCCATCACAAACCCCGAACAGGTGCAGCAGTCCATAGATGAAATCATCTACAAGGGCATAGGAATCAGATTGGCAGGTGCATTTTAGTGAATGACAAGACCATAACAGTTTACAACGCACATAAGGGCAGTGACGGAAAAGATATCTGGAAGAGAACAGTCATATATGGAGTAGAGTACCATTACTCTTCTGACAGGACGGTAAGCCAGAGCGGGGCAGTTATTTACACACCGATTCTGACGGTCATTGTGCCGGATACAGCCGATTTCGGAACAAAGGCATATGTTGATGCAGTGGAATACTCAAAGCTCTCTGTGGACGAAATAGAGGGCTATTTCACATTTAACCCAAGAGGGAACAAAGATATCATAGTTGCCGGAGAATGCTTCAAAGAAATATCACAGGAGTACAGGATATCACAGCTTCAGGCAGATTATCAGAAATCCGGCACGATAATATCACTCTCAGACAATACAGAGGGTGATTTGCTTAAGCATTACAAGGTGGTATGTAAATAGTGGGTGGAATAATTCAATTTGCTTTATCAATGAAAGACTGGCCGTCAGACAAAAAGACCGTGGAAAAATACGGCATAGATACAAACGGACCGGTGCAGCAGTATATTGATTCAGAGTGCTTAAGAAGAATGGATCCGTTCGTACCGTTTGATACAGGTGCACTCAGAGACAACGGAGTTCTTAATACAACTATTGGAAGAGGTGAAATTGTCTACAATATGCCGTATGCAAGAAAGCAGTACTATATACCGATGCACCATCAGGCCGGTCGTACAGCATACTGGTTTGAGCATATGTTGAATGGCGGCGGACGCGAGAAGATACTGAAAGGAGCACAGAAGATTGCCGAACAGATGGGAGACCACTAAAACGATAGGCCAATGCCTCACAGAGTACCTGAAAAGGTATGAGGGCATGGATTTTTCAGATATCCTCACGGACTTCATAAAGTCACCTGAGGGTGATATAAGCGCATACAGCCTGTACAAGACACCGGAACGAAGCGAGATTGAGTTCCAGGACGGAAGCAGACAGATAACAGAGTACTATAACCTCTTTGCAAGGAAACCTACACAGGAAGACGATGTGAGGATAGAGAACAACGCGTCACTGGATGAGTTTTCAGAGTGGATTGAGGAGAAAGAGCTTGAAGAGGACTATCCCGAACTGCCTGAGGGCATGACGGCACTTGAAATAGGCATATCAGACTCGGCATCTATCACATCGCAGGAGGATACGAGTGCTATTTATCAGATAACAATAAAATTAACATATTTGAAAGAGAGGTAAAGCGATGCCAGAAGCAGCAAAGACAGCCTTGGAGCTGGTAAAAAAACATAAAATTGCATTATTTCTTTATAACGGCACAAAGTACGTCAGAATCAAGAAGTCTGACGCTCTCACACTGTCGATGAACCCGGTTGAAACAGAATATGACTATATTGCTGACGAGTCACCGACTACAGAGGTGGAGGATTATAAGCCATCTATTGACCAGAACCTTGTTATGTACAAAGGCTCTGAAGACTATGAGATGATGTGGCCGTATTACTACGAGCGCAGAACCGGAGACGCTGCACATACAAAGTGCATGATTGTATTCATGCAGGAGCCTGGAACAGACGGAGGATACAAAGCATGGGAGACAGACAGCACTATCTCAATGCAGGATTTGGCAGCAGTTGACAAGAAGCTTGATTTTAAAATCATCTTCGGCGGCGGAATCACGAACGGCACGGCCACCATGACGGACGGCACACCGACGTTTACCGCAGATAAATAAAGAAAGGGTGAAAAAACATGGAATACACATTACAGATCAATAATAGGGAGTACGAGCTTCCGAAAAAGACTCTTGCAGTAGAGGAAAAGATTGAAAAAATCAAGAAGCTCTGCAAGGATTCGAAAATCACCACCAGAACGCAGTATGAAAATAAGCTTAATTTCATTACTGAAATGGTGGGGGAAGATAATGCAAAGGAAATCTTCGAGTCGAACGACATCTCAAATATCGCGGAGATGGACTTAGGCGAGATAGATGCCGCATACAGAGGTGTACTTGACGGATTTGCAAGACCCGACCGGGAAGCAGTCGCAAAAGAAAACCTTAAGGTGCTCGGAAACCCTATGATTCAGCAGATGTTAAGCATCGCAGAGGGCATGGACAAGCTTCAGGGAGCTCTCAAAGAAAATGATTAATATAACAAGTAAAGCTCTGCCGGATGCCATCGTGGTTGGTGGCAGAGCTTTTTTATTAAAGACAGATTACAGGGTATGGATCAGATTCACACAGGATTTTAAAGCGTGGAAGAAAATGGGATACAAGGGAGCCATGAATATTAAATATCTGTTTGAAGACGATATCCCGGCATTTTCAGAGACTGATGATTATTCAGGAATCCTTGAATTTGCTTTTCCGCAGAATGTAGTGCCACATTACGAACGTGATAATGGTGAAGATGTATTGTTTTACGACATAGACGGAGATTACATCTATGCTGCATTCATGCAGGCATATCACATAGACCTTATTTCTACGGATATGCACTGGCACAAGTTCCTTGCACTCATGAATGGACTTCCTGACAACACAAGGCTGTCGGCAATCATGGGGTACCGTGCATATACAGGCGAGAAAATAAAAGACGAGGCGCAGATGTACCGTGCACTCAAAGATGCCTGGATGCCTCCATATGAGGAGACAGAGGAAGAGAAAGCTGCAGATGAAGAGTTTGAGAAATACTTCGAAGGATAGATAGAGCCGGAGCCTTAGAGCCAGAGCCTTAAGAAAGGAGCTGGCAATGAGCGACCCAAAATTAATAATTAAAACACTGCTGGACAACAGCCAGCTTAAGTCCGGATTATCGGACATGAACAGCATGGTATCCGGTGCATCGGCCAAGGTTGGAACCTTTGCAAAGGTAGGGGCGGCAGCAGTCGGAACTGCAGTCACAGCAGGTACCACGGCGGCGGCTGCACTGGTAAAGAAGTCAGTGGAAGGATATGCAACCTTTGAGCAGATGGTCGGAGGAGTTGAGACACTGTTTGGAGCAGGCGGACAGAGCATGGAAGAATATGCACAATCCACAGGCAAGACAGTGGGAGAGATAGAGAGTAAGTATAACTCCCTGATGACAGCACAGACCACTATGCTCAACAATGCCAACAACGCATACAAGACTGCAGGCCTTTCAGCCAATAATTACATGGAGACTGTAACAAGCTTCAGTGCAAGCCTTATACAGTCACTTGGAGGAGATACTGAAAAAGCCGCAAATTATGCAGACAGAGCTATCACGGATATGTCAGATAACTCTAACAAGCTGGGTACTAACATGCGCGATATCCAGAATGCATACCAGGGCTTTGCAAAGCAGAACTATACCATGCTTGACAACTTAAAGCTTGGATATGGCGGTACACAGGAAGAAATGAAGCGACTCATCAAGGATGCTTCACAGATGACTGATGTACAGCAGAAACTTGGTGTGACTGTAGATGAAAGCAGTCTGTCGTTTGGAAATATCGTAAATGCCATTTCTGTAATGCAGGAGAGCTTAGGAATTGCCGGCACCACATCAAAAGAAGCTGCAACCACTATTGAGGGTTCGTTGAACAGTGCAAAAGCAGCGTGGGAGAACCTTGTTGTTGGAATGGCAGACGATAATGCAGATTTTGATACACTTGTACAGAATTTCGTTGATACTGCATCCACAGCCTTTGAGAACATGCTTCCTCGTATAGAGATAGCACTAACAGGACTGGGACAACTTATAGAGAAACTGCTTCCGGTCATAGTACAGAAGGTACCGGAGATTATAATGCAGACTCTTCCGGGACTGATAAACGCGGGAATACAGATGGTATCGGCACTGGGACAGGGACTGATGCAGTATCTGCCGGAGCTGATTTCGTATGCTACACAGCTTGTGGTACAGCTTGTACAGGGACTGGTGTCAGCACTGCCAAAGATTGTTGAGTTTGCTTCACAGCTTATCGAGACAATAGTTACATCAATGATAAATGCAGCACCGGATCTTATAGATGCCGGTAAAGAACTCATAGAGTTTCTTGTAAACGGAATTGCTGAAAACCTGCCAAACATAGTTCAGACTATTACAGATCTGATTTCAAATATCAATTCTTTCTGGGCGGAGAATGGTCCGGAGTTCATCAGATGGGGAACTGACCTGCTCAGCAACCTGATAGACGGAATCATACAGGCCGTGCCGGTATTACTGCAGAATCTGCCGGGAATTATCCAGTCCATGGTAGAGGGGTTGTTAAATAATGGTCCAGTACTCATTGAGTGTGGTCTTAAACTTCTGCTGCAGCTTATTGAGGGAATTTTATCATGTATACCGGATATTCTGGCGGCAATACCGCAGATAATAGCCGCGATAGTTGAAGCTTTTGTTAATTACGATTGGCTTGGACTGGGAGTCGAGGTTATAAATTTTGTGAAGGACGGAATGGGAGAAAGCTGGGACAATATAGTTGCTTTCTTCACAGAAACCATACCGAATTTTATCCAGTCGATATTTGACTGGTTCAATGAACTCCCCGGAAAACTCCTAGAGTGGGGACAGAACGTATACACAACAGTTACAACGGCTATATCCGACATGATAACTGCAGCAGTTGGGTTCATATCGGAACTTCCGGATAAGATAGCTTACTGGATAGGCTTTGCACTCGGCAAGGTTGTAGAATGGGGCTCTAACATGAGAGAAAAAGGAAAAGCAGCCGCAAAAGGACTGTTCGATTCGGTAGTCAACGGACTTGCAAATCTCCCGAACAAAATTATGAGTACAGGAAAAAATATAGTATCAGGTCTTTGGAAAGGTATCAAAGGAGCATGGAGTGGACTGACAAAGAAAGTCAGCAACCTCGCAGGAAAACTGTTACAAGGATTCAAGGATGCGCTTGGCATCCACTCTCCGTCACGTAAATTTAAGTGGGTTGGAGAAATGTGCGTAGCCGGCATGGATGAACCTATAGCAGACTACAATCCTTACGACACGCTTAATAAGTCTATTAAGGCAAATGAATCTACCATGAAAGCAAACTTTGTGGGAAGCGGTTCATACGCGGCCACATACAATGCGGTATATGACTATGATGCGCAGGCACAGGCTACAGCAAGTGCGCTAAAAGGCATGAGTGTAAATATTGATGGCAAGAGAGCAGGAAAGATTATAGCCCCTCACGTAGATGCTGCATTGGGTGATTTTGCAACAGTGAGAACATAAGGAGAGTATATGGGAAACTTTGGAATTAAAATAATTACAGAAACTGATGCATTTCATACAAGTGAATTAGGACTTAAAATGACAGCACTTAAGATTCCATTCCCGAGCCCAAAAACCAATTATATTTCGGTACCAGGCGCCTCTGGCAATATTGATTTGTCGGAGGTGTTTGGCAGGGTATTATATGAGGATAGAAGCAATGTAACATTTGAGTTTGTTCTTCGTGGAAATTTTGATTTATGGGAGGTTGTCACGTTTAGGATTGCCACTATGATACATGGGAAAAAGTGCAAGGTGATTGTAGATAATGACCTTAGTCACTATTATGTATGTAGGCTGTCTGTTGACCGTAGCAAATCAAAAAGAAGTGTTGGAACTATAACCTTAAGTGGAACAGCCGAATCATTTAAATATGATATTTATAATACTGCTGAAGAATGGCTTTGGGATACGTTTGACTTTGAAGAGGGAGTACTGCGTGAATATAATGAAATCACTGTAAGTGAATACAATAAAGAACTTGTATTAATAGGCGGAATTATGCCGCAGGTGCCAGTTTTTACCGTAAAAAATGTAAATGAATTAAAACTGACATATGCAGGAAGAACTTATGATATGCCGGAGGATGGTACATATCGTTTCCCGGCCATAGTTGTAGCAGAAAATGATATAACTCTTAGTTTTACAGGAACTGGAATTGTAACCATAAATTACAGAGGAGCATACCTATGATATATGAAGTTTTACTTGATGGAAAAACACTATATTTTCCGAATGATAAAGAGGCTGTTATTTATGATGCAACGCTGACACAGGCATTAAATGATGCAGGCACATTCGAGTTTACTGTTCCTTGTACGAACCCACTGTATAGTAAGATTGAAAATCGTGTAAGTATGGTACAGGTTTTAAAAGACGGTAATGAAATTTTTAACGGACAGGTAAGGGAATACAGTGAAGTATTAAAAGGTGAAAAGGAAGTGAAGTGTGTAGGAGAGCTTGCCTTTTTATATGATTCAATCCAGCCGCAGGCGAAGTACCAGAACCAGACCCCATTGCAGTTTTTTACTAATCTGCTTACAATCCACAACAACCAGGTTGAGAAAGAAAAACAATTTGAAGTTGGAGTAGTGACTGTAAAAGATTCAAATGACAGTATATACAGATTTACTAACAGAGAGGATACACTTACAGATTTACGGAACAAATTATGCGATCGATTAAGTGGCTATTTGCGTATTCGCAAGAAAGACGGTATAAGATATTTGGATTTGGTTACACTTGAGGATTATGGAAAAGTATGTGCACAGCCTATTCAGTTCGGTTACAACTTATTAGATTTTACATGTGGTACATCTGGGACAGATATAGCAACTGCAGTTATTCCATTAGGCGCAAGACTGGACCAAAGTGTAATAGATGGATTGGATGCATATACCACAATAGAATCTGTAAACGATGGTAAAGATTATGTATTTATCCAAAATGCAGTGGATCATTTTGGATGGATTCGGAAAGTGGTAAATTGGGATGATGTGACTGACCCGGATAATTTGAAGAAAAAAGCAGAGGAGTGGTTGAAGAGTAATCAGTATGAAACCATGACGCTTGAAGTAACCGCAGTTGATATGTCGATGCTAAATGCAGATATCGATACATATGAGGTTGGAGATGTGGTACGTACTCTTGCAAATCCGTTTGGAATGGATACAAGATTTCCATTGCAGAAGAAAACCACATATTTGCAAAGTCCGGAAAAAAATACTGTGGTTTTTAGTAATACATTAAAGAAGACATATACACAACAGGTTACAAGCTCTGTAAAGACATTAGAACAGAGCTTGCCACAGGAAAAATCTATGCTCCAGGCAGCAAGGGATGAAGCAACAGCTCTTATTCGCAATGGCGCAAACGGTACATTATTTCCGGATAACACGAATGGTGGTATTACCATTGAAAATGGTCTGATTAAAAATTGGAGTATATGCTCAGCAACTGGCAGTACATCTTTTATATCGGGCCTATCCTGGGATGACGGAAACATTACAAGTGTGGATAGAACAACTGTAAATATAAAGGATGGTCTTATTGAAAGTTGGTCAATCGAAACAAAAAAATACCAAAAGGCAGGGATGGGAATGGAATATTGCAGCAGACCAAAAGAAAGTGAGTTAGAGTCAACATTGGTTGTTGACACACAAGACAGCATCACAGGGCAGGAAGAAAGCAAGGAGGATTAGAGTATGTCAGATATTATGAATGAATTAAAAACTATCAGAGAGGCACGATATGGAAAAGAGGTGCGGGAATCCATAGCAGCTGGAATTGAAACTTGTTATAAAGAGGGCAGGGCGGGCACTACGGATTTGCAGGCAAGGCAGGATCTCTTAACAACTAAAACAGAGCTGGATGTTGAAAGAAAACGTTTAAATGAACTTGATTCAACAAAAGCATCTAAAACAGAGCTGGATGTTGAGCGTAAGAGAATTAATCAGATGACTAAACTTCCTGATGGTAGCACAACCGGTGATGCAGAGCTTGCAGATATCCGTGTTGCATCCAATGGAAGGACTTACGATACAGCTGGTGGAGCAGTAAGAGGACAGGTTGGTGGATTGATAGAAAAAACAGATGCGATCAATAGCGCTATATATAGTGCTGGCGATACTGCTATTGAGGCAACCAGCGTAACTGGATATCGCTTGAAGGATGGTGGAATGGAAAACGCCACAAATTCGAAAAAGATAGCAGTGTATCATATTTTGAATGATATGTATTATATTAAAACAAAATATGGATATCAGTTCAGAAGTAATACAGGCGGAGATAGTGCTATAAGTACATTCCTTGGAGCATGTGATGGAGTTATACAGGCGGTGGATGGAGCACGTTTTTTGGCTGTTGAGATGGACACGGAAGATGACAATAATTATGGTGTGTTTGAAGCTGTTAATGAATTAGAAAAAGTTAAAAATTCACAGCTTAAGTTAGATGCGAATCTGGAAGAAGAAGGGAAAGCCGCTGATGCGAAGGCAGTAGGGGAAGCCGTTGGTTCACTCAAGGAAGATTTATCCAACAAAATCACAAAGTTCTACGCATCAAATCAAGGTGAAACCCATCTTGCCGATTCTGACAATGGAAAGATTCAAGATATGATGATATATGGCAAATCCTCACAGGATGGAACGCCATCAGTAGAAAATCCAGTTGAGATTAAGAGCGTTGTGAATCCAACAGTAAAACTACTTGGAAGTAATATCTTAAAAATTAGAGATGGTGAATATCAAGATGTTGGATGTACCATTACTGTAAGCAACGGAGTTATAAAATTAAACGGAACATCTACTGTTAATAAACGTATTTACTTGCCAATAGATACCCCATCTATGCTTAAAGAAGGAACTGAAATTATATTTTGTCCAAATAATATAAAAAGCATTGAAAATATAAACAAATGCTACGTTGATTATAGCAACGAGAACACAAAGAGCCTTTCAATTGCAAGCAATATTGTCAATACACCTTATGTAATTGCAAGACAAGATGCTAGGTATGAATTTAAGTTATCTATTAAAATTACAGGAGGAAATACTTTCAACAACGAAACATGGAAGCCACAAATCTTAATAGGTAAACAAATTACTCCATTTGAGCCATACAAAGAGCAATCAATACAGTTGCCAATAACATTAAATGCTATTCCAGTCTCAAGTGATGGTAATGTCACAATTAACGGACAACAGTATATTGCGGATTATGTGGATGTGGAACGAGGAAAATTAGTTAGGAGAGTTGATTCTTCTAAGCTAGATAATACGCAATCTATTATAGATAAAACGGAATGGTTATTGGCAGAGGAACAAGAAACCGACCTTACAACAGAACAGATACAAGCATTAAAAGAACTTGTAACCTATTATCCAGTAACAAACATCAGCGTCAATTCAGAACAGCTTGACGGATATACAGTATTTAACTATCCAATTAGCATAGCTAACGGATGGAACTATGTAAAACAACAGTTAAACGACAACCGAGATTATATCTATGATATGGATACACAATCAGCAGAAGCCTATGTAAACAGCGAATATGCAGTAGCATTAACAGAATTGGAGGTATGATTATGCTGTACAGAACATTATTAAAACTTAAAGAAAGAAACGGACTTACAGACAATTTAAAGAACAAAATTGATATTTTTTTCGCGACAAGCAGAATTACCGAAGAGCAGTACAATGAGTTGATGGATATTAATAAAGAAGAAAAACTGAAAGCGGGAATTAATTAACTAAAGGAGGGCTAAAACAATGATTAGAAAAATGAAAAGAACAATAATGGTGATGACTTGTGTGATTGCAATGGGGTTTTTTAATGTGGTGCCGGTATTTGCCTGTACACCACCGTTAAATCCGCCATCTGTTAAGATTCCGGATATCAACTTTGAGCCAGACGATACATTGAAAGAAGCCTTCGACAACGCCGCAAAAAAGTGGCTTGAGAAATGCATCCTCGGTACTCCGACAGTAAATTATGCTACTTATTTCAAAAGTACATCAAGATATTTTAACTATGCAGTTTTTTCAGCAAATTGGAACAAAGTAGAAAATGCTACGTCTTATAAAGTTAAAGTTACAAAAGCAGATGGATCTTACAAAGAATTTGATACAACGTATACATCATTTTATGCAATGAATTATACAGATGAATTTTTTGCTGATGGAATGGATGATGCGACTGTAATGGTAAGAGCATACGGTGAAAATGGAACATTTAGTTTGTGGTCTAAAACAACCACTATTACTAGATTTAGATACTAGGAGGGGGATAGCATGATAAGAGGTACCACACCTACGTTAGAGTTTATATTGCCATTTGACACATCACTGATTGCAGAGATGTATGTCACGATAGCACAAGGCGAAAAAACGGTGTTGGAAAAAACCTTGTCGGATTGCAGTTGTTCCGGAACATCCGTATCACTGGCTCTGACACAGGAGGACACGCTGAGATTGCAGCAACAGCCGCACTCACGGGCTGAGATGCAAATAAGAGTGCGGACTACAGCCGGAGAGGCTCTTGCATCCGACATCATGAGAGTATATGTTGGCAGGATCCTGAAAGAAGGAGTGATTTGATGCGATTCGATGTAACTTTTCGCGAGCTTGACAAAAAGCAGATCAAGGTTGACTTTGAGCAATTCCAGATTGTATCCGACCACGCCGAAGTGGATTACTACAAAGGCGATTACGAGGTCGTGCCGAAAGTAGAAAAACAAGAGCTTGCGACACGTCAAAAGTTTCTGACAGAAAATGTAAAAATCAAAGAAATTCCATTCTTCGAGGTGTCAAATCTTGAAGGTGGACAGACTGTATTTATTGGAAAGGAATTGTAAAAATATGAGTATTAATAAAGTAGTATATGGTGGAAAAACATTGATTGACTTAACAGGAGATACTGTGACTGCGGATAAGCTGTTGAGCGGTATCACGGCACATGGAAAAGACGGAAAACTGGTCACGGGAGCGTGCACGTTCGACGTAGACTCTAACGATGCCACTGCCGCAGTTGCGGAGATTTTAAAAGGCAAAACCGCCTACGCAAGAGGTACAAAGCTTGTCGGCACGATGCCGAATAATGGAGCTGTGACAGGCTCTATCAAGACTCTGACAGACAGCTATGTGATTGCACAGGGCTACCATGATGGTTCCGGCAAGGTCGGAATCGATGCCACAGAAAAGGAGAAACTGACCGCTAATAATATCCGAGAGGGTGTGACCATCCTCGGAGTAAAAGGTACGATGAGCGGCAGTGAGGGAGTAAAGGCACAGGCTAAGACGGTCACTCCGTCAAGTGTACAACAGACCATTCTGCCGGATGCTGGATATACGCATCTGTCACAGGTTACAGTGGAAAAGATTCCGTATGTAGAATCCGAAAACTCTGCCGGTGGAACTACAGTGACGATTGGGTAGGAGTGATTAAATATGGCAGTAAATAAAGTAGAATATGCCGGTAAGGTATTACTTGATTTGACGGAGGATACGGTAACCGCAGATATGATGGAAAGCGGTGTAAAAGCTCATGATAAAACAGGGGCGTTGATAACCGGTAGTATTCCAGTTAATGACATGTTGACATATGCCGCGATAAGCGAAAGTGACCTTGATTATATTAAAACGCACACCTCTTACGGTGAATTACGTGTTGTAACAATCAATTCGAATATATACCCAAAAAACGAAGAAAAAATGATATTAAAAGGACAGGAACAACGATGCAAAATTAGTATCATTGCCGACTATTTCGGAAGTGCAAGTCCGGCAGACGTTCGCAAAGGTATTACTTTTACAAGTACAAACGGACTCAAAATTACTGGAACTGCTGACATGTCTGGTGGTATATCTAATAACAACTGCGAAGCGTATCTTGTAGACGTATCAAACCCAACAGTATCTTTTAAGACAGCATCTGGGACAATCAAAGCATACGGCTATGCATATGAGACTACAAAATCACAGTGGGGTGGTTCTACTAATACAACCATGTATGCTTTCAATGGCACAAACTATTATAAATCAGCATTTTACGGTTCACCAACCGCAACAAACATCACACTTGGTATTTCTGGAGGAAAACTGACAGGTTTGCCGTCAGGATTAAGTGGTGGAACATTATTAGTTACAAGAGGTATTTAGGGCGGTATAAAAAAACTATCTTGATTCGAGAAATGACAACGAAGAGGCATTATTTGTATCGGACCTGTATCCGCATCTGATCAGGCACACAACGGCAACTGAGGTACAACAGATTTTAGGACATGTAAACATTGCAACAACTATGATATATGCAGAGGTATCAAGAGCAAACGTGAAAAACAATCACAGAAAATGTATTGTTTAATGTAGAAAAATGATAACATAGTAGAGAAATTATATTAAATTTGTGTTATAATTAAAAATAACAAAACAGATGAAGAAAGATACATTAGAGCCTGAGAGCCGATACCAGAAATGGTGCCGGCTCTTTTATATTTAAAGAAAGGAGCAAACAATGGAAAATATTAACACAATCAAAGCAATAGTAACAGTGGTGGCAGCGTTTTTGTCTGCACTGTTGGGAACACTATATATACCAGTGCTTCTCATGATCTTATGCAACATTATCGATTATGCAACAGGCCTTATGGCAGCAAAGAACCGACCGGACGGAGGTATCAGTTCTTATCGCAGTATCAAAGGGATCAAGAAAAAGGTATCTATGTGGCTGCTCGTAGTCGTTGGAGCTGTCATGGATCAATTGCTGCTGTATGCATCACAGACAATTGGGATTAAAATACCGGTTACATTTTTAATTGCATGTGTTGTAGCGATATGGATTATATGTAATGAAATAATATCAATATTGGAAAATATGATAGATATTGGTATTCAGATACCATCGTTTTTATTGCCGTTAGTGAAGAATATTAAATCGCAGACAGAACATATTGCAGGATCAGATCAAAAAGAAAGCGAGGACAAATAAATGAGAATAGGATTAAATGCAGGACATACAATATCAGGACCGGGATACGGTACAAGTGGAGTTATTGTTGAGTCGCAGGAGACACGTAAAGTAGTAGCAAGGCTTACAGAAATCTTTAAAAGCATGGGAGTAACAGTGGTGCCATGTACGATTGATAAGGCAGCATCACAGTCCGCTTATCTTAAACAGGCTGTAGCACTTGCCAATCAGGATACCCTTGACTGGTTCATCTCAATTCATTTTAATAATGACTCGGCAAAACAGGGAAAAGGAGTAGAGGTATATACCTATAAGGGCAGACAGTACCAGGATGCCCTTGAAGTATGTGAACATATCTCGGCACTGGGATTCAATAATCGTGGTGTAAAGGATGGATCAGGATTGTATGTAGTACATAGAACAAAAGCAAAATCTATGTTGATAGAGGTATGCTTTGTAAATGATCCGGATGCATCAAATTATAAAAATAAATTCGATGATGTGTGCAATGCGATAGCATATGCACTTGCTGACTATGTTGCCCCAGCAGCACCAAAGCCACAGGCGCCATCTGTTACTCCGGTAAAACAGAAGTATGTTAAGGTAATATATGATGGAGCTGATGGACTGACTGTGAGAAAATCACCATCATGGGATGCATCTGCGGCAGCAGGAACAGTAAAGAAGAACGAGGTATTTACTGTGATTCAGGGACCTATCAAGGTTGGAAGCGGTAGTATGTATAAGCTTAAGTCAGGATTATACATTACAGCATCAAGCAAGTATGTTAGCGTGTTTGAAAAGTAA